CACAAACCCGCCGTCAGGCCTCTCGCGATGGCGCCCAACGTGGCATGACCATGACTCTCGATCGCATCCAGAACAGCAGCTCCACACGCCGTAGGATTGGGGTGTAATGGCTGACTTTCCTGCACTGAAGCCAACGGCCCGCAGCTTCCAGCTCGGCCAGTATCCGATCAAAACGTATCGGGCGATGTCTGGCGCGGTAGTACGCCGCAGCTTTGGCAACAAGCCGTTTGGCTACACATTGGAGCTGGAGTTTGCCAATGTTCCAGAAGCCACCGTAAATGACATCTGCGATCACTACAACGATCAAAGTGGCGGCACCTCGGGCTTCACAGTGCCGGCAGAAGTGTTTGCTGGTTACACCAGCACGCTCCAAGGCAAGGTACGCGAGCCCGACGGCATCGAGTGGCTTTACGCCGAGCCGCCAAGTGTCACCAGCGTGATCAAAGACATCAGCAGCGTCACCGTCAGGCTGGTGGGTGAAATCAAATGAGCGAGATTCGCATCGCGCAGTATTTCGATATTAGGCCTGCCAGCGGTGGGCAGCGTCGGTTCCAAAACTACTTCGTTGGTCAAACGAAGAGTCTCGATGACGTTCAATATGACTTTGCACCATTTCGCGCCGATGGCAGTGTTGCCAATCTCAACGGTGACAATGCTGTTGTCCGTGTGCTGTTCCCGGCCACGGAGTTCAGCATCAAGCTGGTGGAGGAGGGTGACGGCAACCGGCTAAGCGAGTTGACACTAACGACGCAATGGCTTAACGCCGCCGAGGCCATGGTTCGCTCCTACGTCGAGTATTACGTCGGCATCGGTGCCAGTTTCAGCGAAACCACGGTTGAACTACGGTTCCGCACCGCCATGGATTCTGTCGGCGCACAGTTCCCAGCACGCATCTTAACCCGTAGTCTTGTGGGAGACTTACCAATCAATGCTCAAATTGCACTTCAATGACCTAATTGGCTTGCCGTACTGCTGGGGCGCTTCCCCGTGGACCGGCAAAACCGACTGCTTCCAGCTTGCGTGTGAAGTCCATAGCCGCTTGGGTTACGGCGACTACACCGCCAAATTTGACTGGGTGTATGAGCTATATGACGAGCATACTTTCCCCAGGGGGCTGCTAGTGCGATGGATGCTGCAAAATGGCAAGCGGCTGAAAGCACCAAAACATGGTGCGGTGACACTATTACCTTCGGCGATTGGCTCTGCGCTCGGTACAATCGTTGAAGATGGCGCACTGTTTATCTCGCCACGCGGCGCAGTCGTCAGAGCACCACTTCCAGCCGGTGTGGGGCATTATTTCTGGATGCATCAATGACCCGCAAGCTGCTGCCTTACGAATATGACTTGATCGGGGCGCTAGGCGTTACGAAGGATGAGTATCTGGACTTCGTAGCACAGCAGCACGTCCACGAAGACATCAAGGATGGCAGCGTGTTGGACGTGCGAAATGATACAACAGCGATTATTTTGTTCGTTGTTGGTGTTTTGCTGCAGGTTGCATCAGTCTTATTGATGCCAAAACCGCCAGAGCTGGAAGGCACTGCCCAAAAGCGCGACCAGCGTATTGGCCGCCGGACGGGTTTCAACGGTACACAGGAACTTGCTAGCTATGGCGATGCGGTACCGCTGGTCTATACCAACACTAAAACCAACGCATACGGTGGCGTGCGTGTGTCAACGCTGCTGCTGTGGAGCGCAGTGCTGAGCTTTGGCAACCACCAGTTTATGCGGCTGATGATGACGATTGGCGCTTCCAGCATTGGATCTATTGACCCCGAGCGCACCGCCATCGGACAATTCGCGGCACGCGACTTGGTGCTTAGCAACGTATGGCAGTATTTCAACCCCAATGGCCCAACGCGCTACCGCGATCTGCTGCCTGTCGGATCGCTTGATGCAAAAGATCCGACGCAAGATGAACGCAACGACACTACTGCACGAATTGCCTTTGGCGATGATTTAAGTAGCCAACAAGGGTTCAGCCAAGCATTTTCACCGACAACCAGCGACAAGGTAGGCGTGACCGGATTTATTCCAGTTAATGCACAGGTAATGATTTTGACGCCTAAGGGTGAGCGCGAGTTCAAATTAGTGGACGTGGAGTTGACAGGACGTGGAAATTTCTGGGGCAACAATCTTAACCGCCCAACTGTGCCGGTGGGGACGGCATTAAGGCTGATCATCGGCGACACCAGTAAGGCGCTTATGTCGGATGACACCGCCGGCATCGCAGCGCAGGATGCTCAACGTGCTGCATCATCCATCGTGGACAATGGCGCAGTGTTCAAGGCTGGCTCAGCCAAATTTCGCGTGCGCGGCGCTAAGTACGACGGCGATGGCAACATTGAAGATTCAAAGCTAACTGTTGATCTTGTATGCATACAAAAAGGCAAGATGCCGCGACTAGAATACAACATTCGCCACTGGCTAGAAACCGGCGGGACGGAGCAACAAGAAATAAACAAAAAGATTGCAGAATTAGATAAAAAAGTGGACGACAATAAGTCTGCCATTAAAAGCAAGCAAGAAATACTAGACAGAGGATGGAAACTTGTTCGAGTCGTAAATAGTGAGGGTAAATATGATTTTGTACGAAAACAACTAACTAAGCAAGACCGCGCTACAATACAACAAGAAATTGAACAGCTTGAAAACAAAAATACCAGATTAACGAGGCAAATAGAAGACCTCACAGCGGCTAGTGCTGCGCTTGCAGTTGCACCTTTTCACACCAAAGGCTTTGCCCGCATCGAAGAAGCTGCTTACGCCAGCGTTACTAGCTGCAACGTGCTGGATCTGGCGCTGCGTTTTCAGGTGTTTCGCCGTCTTAGTGGTCGCAGCAATGTCTACGGCAGCAAGCAGAAAGATTACGGCCACAGCCCCTCAGACAACGGCGCCAAGGCACGCACTGCCATGTTTGTCGTTTACTACACCTTGAACAGTGGCACAGAAAACTACATCCCCTATATCTTCTGTTGCCGTGGCTTTAACGAGCAAGATGTATTCACTTATCTAAAGCTGCGGACACCTGGCACCCCCAAACAGTTTGAAGTGCGGCTGGAGCCCGTGGTAGATCCCTACACGGAAGTCCGCACTCTGACCATCAAGGGATACTGCTATCTAGATCCTGGCGCCAAAGCGACAACTTTAAACACAACGCGAACCGGTAACAACAAACTCACTGTTCATTTCAACGGTGTCCGCCGCGAGCCCAATGACAAAGATTACCCACCGCTCAACAAAAACCCGCGTGATGTTAGCGAGTTTGACTTGTTCAACTACGACGCCTACTCCACCTCGTCATTCGCGTTTGACAACGGCCCCGAAATCCAAATTACCGCCGTCAACGAACAAGTGCTAGAAGCGTGGGATAGCCCCAACAACGCCAACCACGACAGGATTTATCGTGGCTTGTCTAACTTTGCCTTGCACGTCGTCTCTGGCGCTGGCACGCGAGATCTGCGTAGCGTCAGCGTTTGGGTCAATCAAGGCAAGCGGGTTCGCACGCTAAACGAAGATGGCACCTACACGACAGACAAACCCAAATCCAGCTCGTTTGCGCCTGAAATATTTCTAGACACGGTTCTAGACAATGATAACGGCATCGGCGAATACGCCAAGGTCCATGCGGTCGATGTGCAGCAGCTCGGGTTGAGCAAGCGCTTCTGTCGTGTCAACAACCTTTACATGGATGGCGTCATCGCGGATCAACGCTCGTGGCGGCAATTTTGGAGCGAAGTTGCACCGTTCAGCTTGTTGGAACTTGGCAAGATCGGCGGACGTGACACGCTGGTGCCGGCGTTGCCGTATGACGAAGCTACGGGGCATATTCGTGATACTCAACCTATACTAATCAGCGCCTTGTTCAACCAAGGCAACATCCTTGAAGGCAGCCTAAAGGAGGAGTTCATCGACTATGGCGCCAGCACCCAAGATGTGATTGTGACGGTGGTTTACCGCGACGTAGAGCGTACCGACCTGTTTCCACGCAACGACAGTGTTGAGATCAGGCTGACCAGCACCGAGGAAGGTGATGCCATCCGCGAAACCATCGACGCCTCGCAGTTTGTCACCCGCCGCGACCAGGCGATCAAACTCGGCAAGTTCCTGTGCAACACCCGCCGCCACAGCCGCCGCGCCATCGAGTTTCAGACCTTCCCGACAGACACCTTCGTCATGCCGGGCAGTTTCGTTTACGTCGAAACCAGCAATAACCAGTGGGATGGCATCTATACAGGCCGAGTTG